AAAGTGTACATTCCGCTTTCGCTGATGATAGAAATACTTTGAGCGCCTTTTCCTGCCTGACTGTCGGTTAAACCGATAGTCGCCTTTTCATCATCATCTAGCTTTAATAAAGCATCGCTTACGTTAGATATTTTTAACGTGTCACAAACGTCCTTAGCAATAAACCAAGGCTCATTGTTAATAGCTAAAGTGCGGATGGATTTTGATTCAAATTTGAATGTAGAGAGTTGGGATTGAGTTTTCATTGAACACTTCCTTTTGATGGATTGATAATTTACCCATAATTGGGCGACCAACGGCTCAAAACCTGTGTTCAATCAGGCGGAGTTATTCCCTTTCGGTATTGTATTCCTCGCACCGTCGGTCATTGATTCTTTGAGAATTTTATAATGGCGGTAAAATTTTCAAATTTTAGATACAAAAAAATCACGCTGACGGGGTGAATAATACCGTTGAACATAAGGCTTTTGAGACCTTGAAACACATACTAATAAAAAGCCCCTTTGGTGTCAAGGGGCAATTTTCTAAAGTCCAGCTGCTTTAACTAATTCTTTCAATCCATTGATTTCATTTTCAGTGAAAGAATACTCATTATTACAAATCTTAATATCAATCTGGTTTGCGTTTGCCAATTGTTTAAGTTGAGTATTTGTAGGGCGATAAATATTTAGCTGCAAATAGAAACGAGCCGCCGCAGTTAGCCCCGAATTATACGGTTTTAAATTGAATTTTTTACCATCAACTAACCAGTGTGTTTCGTCACATTTTACAGGAGATCGTCCTTTTTTAGTAATAAGTAACTCGTTATATTGCTTTTTACCCTTTATGACAGAAAATTTTTCTGGGACTATAGTTTGAGTATATTGGCTATCTACTATCCCAGATACTTCCCATTTGATCTCTCGCTCACCAGTGAATTTATCTGTCTTATCAGTGATTTTACCCTTTAAAGCTAATTCGTCTTGTTTTGCCCATTTTTCGCTTAGGCTTTCTTCCTTTTGTTGTTGTACGGTACACCCAGATAAAAACGCAACCATAACACCAATCAATAATAATTTTTTCATTTTTGCTCCTATTGTTTTAATAAATTAGTTAATTTTAATATAGATTAGCTTTAAATATTGTGATGTATGTCTCAAAATAAAAAAACCGAACAAATCATTTTGACTTATTCGGATCTTGTTTCAGTCTAGGAACATAAATTTAATTTTAGCTGCCACAAAAGCACCTTTCAAAAATCTAACACCTTGCGCACGCTCTCTGTACATTTTAGCTGGCGAGATATTAAGAGCATTACAAATCTCTCTTTCGCTAGCCTGTTGGATGTATAGAGCCATCAAAATTTGATACTGTAACAAATCATCATCGTGGAGGTTCATTATTTGCTTTTCAATTTTAAGACACTCGTCATCGGTCAAGAACTTGATATAAGCCTTTCTTGCTGTCGGCAGCACAGGGATTGAAATCGTTGTGCTTGGATATTCTGTGCCAATTCTGTCACGCCCCCAGCAGTTACCCCATTTTTCTAAAATTCGCTCAACGCTATAAGTCATTATCAAGCTCCTTGCATTTAGCTTTGTAGATTTTAATTTGCTCTTTGATTTCTTCGATTGTTAGTTTTAATGGCGGATGGTCTTGTCGCTCTAAAAACTCTACTCGTTCAATACCAATCTTCTTAACCAGGTTTATTCTGTACTCTATGGCGTTCCCGCTCTTCTGGTTATTACAAGGGGCGCATTGTTTGTGTATATTGTCCTCGTTAAACCTTAATTCTGGACAAGCTCCACGACTCCGATAATGCCCTGCGTGATATTGTCCTTGATGATAACGACCGCAAGATATACAAGGCTCGTTCTTATCTCTCAAGCGGATAAACTTATTCACCCAGCTTTGTAAATCATCTAACCACTCGGAGCGGCTTTTGATTTTTTGTTTTAGTGCGGTCATTCTTTTCTTGGTTTCTAACCGCTCTTGTTTATCCTGTTTCTCCCGTTTCTTTCTCGCCTGCTCTCTCGAAAGGATAATTGCACATTTAGGTGAGCAGACTTTCTGTGTCAAGCTGATAGTTTTCACAAAGTAACAACCGCATACTTTGCATTTGTATTCCTTAGGTTTGCTCATATCTACCACCATTTACCAGTGATTAAAATTGTCCCTATAACAACGCAAGCGTATCCGATAATCAAAATCTTTAACTCTTTATCACTCATCGTCTACACTCCAAATAAAACAAATAATCACAAATACAACCAAAAAAAGAACTACTGACAAGGCTATTTCTTCTCTCATTCAGTTTTATCCTTGATGTATTTAAGTTCGTAGTATTTCTTTTTCACTTCTAAAAGCTCACCATTTAAAGCTTTTTCATGTGCGTAATCACCATAAACATTAATACCTAAAACAAAAGATAAAAAGCTCAAAGTTATAGCTAGAAAACTAACTGTACTTTGTGGGAAGTATCCAATAGAAAAGCACCCAGCGATGATTAAAATAAAAATTAACTTTTTCATAGTTTAAAACTCCCATTTGTCATTGAATTTAACTTCATTTTCCACACCCCACGCCTGAACATACTCAATTAGACTTGCCAATCGTTTTACGCTCATTTGAGCAGTGCTTTCTCGTAGATTAATTACTTCGCCCTCAATTCCGATTACCATTTCAGCCTGACCGCCTGTTGCGATTTTATGAGCCGAGACAAAAATCATCTTCCAAGTGTCGATGTCTCGCTTTTTACCGTTAAATTCGCACTGTTTGGATATATCGCTTAGTAGTGCGTGCAGTTTCGAATTCTGTTCAAGTGAGCGTGTCATTGGTCGTATTTTTACCACCAACGGATTTTTGTCGTCCGTTGGCAGCTCTCTGATAAAATCAAGGCAATTCAACCGCACTTGGTTTGAGCGTAGAAAGAATTGTTTCTTGTCCATCTACGCAATCCCCATAATCTCTTTGATCTTAGCCACTCCGTTTCTTGATACTTCTGGGCTAATAACTTTTGGCTTTTGTTCTAATAATTCTGGAATTTCTGGAAATTCAAAACCTGTTTTCACTTTTTCAGCTACTTCGGCAAGTATTTTCGGCATAGCCTTTTGGCAATCTTCCCATTTCTTTTTGCCGTAACCGTCATAAATGGTTTTGAGTAGGTAATATTCAGCCTTTGAGCGGAATTTGAAGTTGTGAGGCTCTTTTGCGTAACCAAAGTATTTTTGAAGTCTTGATAACAACTCCTCCAACGTTGGCAATCCTAATTCGTGATTGTCGTAGTCGTTACACCAAGAAATAAATTCACCTACACTTGGCAAATATCCGTTTGTTTTAGCTCTCGCTGCGGCCATTCCACGCTTAACCTGATCGAATGTTTTAACCCCGTTTTCAGCAAAGCCCAGAATCCATTGTTGTTTTAGGATTTTTAATTGCTCTGGTTGAACTGATAGCAGTGTCGGGCAAGATGCGATAAGTTGCTCAAACACTCTGTCAATTAATCTTTCAGCAGTAACTGGTGCGTGTTGAGTTGTTTTTTCGTTTAACGTTGAAACTTGATTCATCAGAAAACTCCTTCCCAATCTTGTGGGCGATTCCACGGTTGAGCATTTTTCTCAGCAAAATTCATTTTTTGAGGTTGTCGCTGGACAACTCCACTCCCTCGCCAATCCCATTCGGATTTAAATCCACGCCAATTACGCTCGATGGATATTGTGATTGCTTCGGCAAGAGATATTCCCGCTTTATCCGCCTCACGCTGAAAACCTTTCAATGCCGTTTCTGTGATTGGTGCTTTGCAGGCTTTGCGGTGAGTGATGAAGTCGTCAGCAAGTTGACCGGTTATTCCAAAATCAGCAAGCAAATCTAAAACGCTTTTTTTGGTATTTTTTTTATTGTTATTTTGTATAGTGTTTTTATTGTTATTTTGTGTGTGAACTTTTTTCACCAGATCTGATGAACTTTTTTCACCAGTTTGTGAAAAATTTTCACCAGTTTTATCTGATGAACTTTTTTCACCAGTTTGTGAAATCTCAAACGCTTTCACTGAATAAGTATTCAATTTTCGTTCACCGCCTGAGCGCTCAAGCAATCCCATTTCAACAAGTGATTCGCAAGCAGTTATAACCGAACGATTACTCAACCCTGTCACTTCCATAAATTGACTAACAGAAATATTGTCAGATTCTTTATTCCAGCCCTTTGTTTTGCGAACAACAAACAAGTAACATTTAAGCTCTGCGCAAGTGAGTTTTGCTAGCAACTCATCAATAACAGAATTGGGAATTTGAAACGCATTAGGAATAAATTTACTCATCACGCCTCCAACCAATACTGGGCCACACGTTTTCCGCTTGGCACGGTAATCATTTTGCTGATGATGTTGTGACCACGCTTTTTTAAGTCATAAATTCTTGCGCCAAGACGTAAGCAGTTAAAGCGCTTTTCTGCGTCTAAGTGCGTTAATCTTTCGCCGTTTTTTAGTGCTTTTAAAATCTGTGCTGATTGTGTTTGACTTGTCGTCTCGTTTTGATTAATATTATCCATGTTAATTTTTTCCTAAATTGCCACGGTTGCCGCCGTGGTTTTTTATTGACGTTTATTTAGCGAGATCACGCACTCGATTGAGTGTTGTGTTGCTGCTAAATGCTTGTTTAATAATTTGCGGATTAAATCTTCTTCTGCTGGAGTGATTTCGCCATCTTTTAACGCATCTTCCAATACACCGAAAAGCATGCCTCGAGCTGATAATTCATGCAGTTGGATATTCGCCATTTCCACGGCATCTAGATTGTCTGCATCGGTATCTTTTACAAATCGTCCACCAGCATTTCGGCAAAGCTCCTCAATAAAATCAGTGCAGCCATACTCGAGCTGGACGGCAATCAATTCTTCATTTTTAAACCGTTGGCCTTTTGTTTGGTAAAGACGGTTATTTAACTCGCTTTCGGTAAAGCCGAGAAAGCCAGCTACCGCACTTTTCCCGCCTGGTACTTTCTCGATCATCTCTATAATGGTTTGTTTCATTGTCATAATTTTTCCCACTTTTTTATGGTTTTCTTTTTTGTTGGTCTTGTTAAATTAGCTTTGCGAATTGAGGGAAAAGTTCTTTAACAGATAAGCCTGTTACTTTTACCCACTGTTCAGGTGTAACTTTATCTGTTGTCAACTCGCCACCTCGTCTTTTGATTTGGTTGATGAATTGAGGGCTTACACCTAACGCATCTGCTAATTTTTTTTGAGACCCAATGGCGCTAATAGCCTTATCAATAGGTGTCATTAACATTCTCCATTAAAAATTAGTCATTCTGATTAAATCAACTTTATGTTAACTCAAAAATCAACATTAATCAACATAAAGATGATTTGATTTAATAAACAACTTGTTTATATTGGTAGCAAAAGGAGGGTTTATGAAAAACGAATTTGATTCCCCGGTGAAACGAGCTGTTTCTAAAAGAATTCAGGAAGTGGTTAACGATAATAGAATTGGATCTAATAAGGCTCTTGCAGATTTGATAGGCGTTAAGCCGCAATCTGTTACAAATTGGATTCAGCGCGGGCAAATTAAAAGTGAAAACGCAAGAAAGATCCAGGAGGTGCTTGGATATGATATGGGCTGGATTTTGGCTAATGATGTCGCAACAACTGACATTGGAGCAAATCAAACAATTAATAGCTCAACAGTAAACATCACTACAGCCAATAATATTTATAACAATAATCGAGCAGAACTATTGAGTAATGAGCAAGGCTTAACTCATAGACATAAGATTGATTATTACGATGTGCGCCTGGCCGCTGGATTGACAGGTTTTGAAAACTCTGATTACCCAGAAATAATCTCAAGTTTGTATTTGACTGACGAGGGAATGGCTCAGTTGGTCGGCAAGAAGTCAGCGGATGGTATTTGTCTTGTAAATGTTCCAACCGACAGTATGGAGCCAACCATAAGAAAAGGCGATATTGTCTTTTTAGACACAAAGGTTAATGCTTATAGTGGCGATGGCATATATGCTTTTTCGATTGATGGTGCGTTATTTATCAAACGCATACAAAAGCTAGTAGGCGGCGGATATAGACTACACTCTGACAATAAAGACAATTACGATCCGCAAGATATATCTGAGGATGTTTGTCAAAACGCTAAATTCATCGGTCGTTTTATCCGTACAATACACATTGAGACAATTAATTTATAAGGACATTATGAAAGCAGTAGCCAAAAGAATTAAAGCTGAAAGAGAAAGACAGGGATTGTCTATTGCTGATTTAGCCAAGATCCTAAGTGTGAGCGAAAAAGATGTATTAGACCTCGAAAATGGCGAGATGCAATTAACAATGCGTGACATAGATCTGTTTGCTATTGCTCTTGAGGTTAGTGCTGATAGATTGAAATTCGGAGATGATTGGCAACCTAATCTAGGCGCCCAATCAAAATTTGAAAACCCTCGATATAATCACTCAAATGTAGCGACAAATACCGCAGCCACGATGACAACAAATAATTATTATCAAGGTAACGGAAATTCGGATCTGCAGGTGCAAATTAACCGAATGGAACAAGCGGCTCATACTGGTAGGCTTGGAGCGTTCACACAGTTAGACAGAATCGAGGAGCAGAATAAATTACTCCTAGAGAGAATCGAGCATATTAACGAAAAAATTGATTTTTTGATGACAGTTGGCGAAGTTACGCCTAAGGTAAATTAAAATGCCAATCAAGGAAACCTGAAAATTGGGCTAATCTACCATAATCAATTTAGCGATAACTAAAAAAATCACTTGACTTTACATGCTCAAAAAATCATACAATAAGGAATCAATATGACACAAAAACTTGGAAATAATATGACTCAATTAGCACTCGTATTTGATGAGGGAACTTCTCTTTCATTTGACGATTTCGCGAAACAAAATGGAATTACATACTGGTATGCTTCTGATCTTGCTATGATGTTAGGGTATAACGATATGCAGGCAATTTTAAAAGCAATGAATAAGGCTTATGCTGTATGCAATAACTTAAATATTCCAATTACAGACAACTTCATTCAGACACAATCACCGAATACACCATCTGACTTTAAAATGACTCGCTTTGCTTGTTATTTGACGGTTATGAATGGGAATATAAGTAATCCAAAGGTTGCTGCAGCCCAAGCATATTTCGCTAAACTGGCAGATGAAATTCACACACTTTGCCAAAGCGCCGAAGAGGTGGATCGTGTTTACTTACGTGGTGACATTTCAGATAGAGAAAAAAGCCTGAGCCATATTGCCCACAAACACGGCGTGGAGAACTATGCCTTCTTCCAAAATGCCGGGTATAGAGGGATGTATAATATGAATATCAAAAGCTTAAAAAACAAAAAAGGGCTATTTGATGACAAAGCATCACTGCTTGATTTCATGGATAATGAGGAACTCGCAGCGAATATATTCCGCGTAACACAAACAGAAGCCAAAATAAGAAATCAAAATATTAAAGGGCAAAAAAATTTAGAAAATGCGGCTGAAACCGTTGGTCGCTCTGTTCGTAATGTCATGATCTCAAATACTGGAACAGCACCTGAAGATCTCGCACTTTCCCAAGAAAAAATTAACAAAATACAGTCAAGCATAAAGAAAACACATAAAGCACTAACAAAGCACGACAGCAAGAAAAAATAATCCTCTATTTGACAAATAAACCGCCTATTCTGGCGGGTTTTTATTACTCATTAAACTCCTCAATCAACTCCTCTAGCACAATCCTCTCCTGCTCATTAGCGCGCACAATCCTCAACTCTTCATCTACGCGCGATACTATCTCATCAATCCCCAAATCATTAATCAAGTCACAATTCAGCGAGATTAGCCACAACTTAAACTTTTCTTTCATAGTCCCTCCTTTTTTCTTGGCAATCATACCTTAATCAAAAGTGCGGTCTATTTTTAGCTATTAAATTTGCGATACAGATCGCAAAAACGATAAAAAACTGATGAAAAATCGCATTATTAACCAATATCAAATTACGAACTGCTCAAAAAACAAGCAATCAAATTTATTTTTCCTAAAAAAATACACATGAAAATCAACAATATGAGTTTTTAAATCAACTTTTTTAATAAAATTAATCAACTTTATGTTGACACAAAGATAAACATAATGTTTAATATGCTCATCAAAACGAGATACACATAAACAAATATCTCGATGCTCTTTAAAAATCAGATTCCAAGAAGTTTACTCATAACGGCATTATGCGGTCGTGTAGATGAAAAGCCCTACCCTACATAATGAGAGTAAACGGAATTCCCACTGAAAGATGAGACCAGTGAAAAACTGACAGTTACAGAAAGTCTAGTCGCAGTGGGGAAATATCTCAAAGCACATTTGAAGTACAGAGACACAACGGCACGTGAAACCGTTGCGAATGATAGAGAGAAGTGTGCTTTGAAATGGCTCTTTGTTTGGTCGGTTGTGGAAACCGACACGGTACAAAAACACGGTAGCGTTATGAAAAATGACACGGGTTCAAATCCCAAAAGAGCCTCCATCTAAAGCCGCTTTCAAATAGCGAATTAAACCTCAATCTTCTTGAATAACTGATTGAAACGTTGAGAGCGGCTCTAGCTGGAAACAGCGTTTTTCATAATAAAAAAAATCTACTTTAAATTGGTTAGCCCCTCTAGTTGCTTTTATTAGGATTGGCACTAGAGGGATTTTTTTAACCAATATTCCTAACCATACGAGGTAAACACTATGAACAAATTAATCAATTTTATTAAAACAACCGCTTATACAGTTGCAATTATCCTATCAATCTGTTTGGTTGTTATGACAATGCTCACTGCACTTGCAGCACAAGCAAGCGAGCCGACAGCATCAGAGCGTGAACAAGCTCGCATACAGTGGATTACTGAACACGGTCAATATCAACCAGATTTAACAGAGCCAGCTAAACAAGAAGCTATGGCATACACAAACATCAAGCAAAAGGAATTAGACGATGCGAAAAGTAGAAATTAAACCAGAAAAGCACGATAAAGGCTGGCTTGCTGTTGAGCGAGTTAATAACCGCATTGTTTGGAAGTCGTCTAATTTCGCTGTTGAAGAATTGGCACAAGAGCGATGCAATCAAAGAATAGCCTTGAAAGAAAGAGAAGCTAAACGATTAGGGGTTAGTTTTTATCTATATCAAACTGATGATGTCATTAATGCTAAAAAAGACAAAATTAAGCGAATTACAAAGGCACAGGCTCGCTCTTTACAGAGATATGAGGATTATATCGAGTTAAGAGAAAAGCAGCCTGAAAACGAACGTAAAGAGCTTTTCATGCTTGCTGACTTGAAGGTTTTCTTTGGTGTTTATCTTTACATCGTAGAGCGAGCAATCTCTGACGGAATATTACCAGAACCAATTAAAACAGTTCGCAATGGTAGTAAGGCTAGAATTTTCAAATTTGATGAAATTAAAGGTTATTTCAACTTCTTAAAGGAGCTTCCAAATGGAGAGTTTACAAGCGCAATGGGAACGCCAAGAGTTTAATAAATGGGATAAACAGTGCAGCAAAGAAGATGACTACAATCGAGCGATAGAAATGGAAATAGAAGCTATTAAAGAAAATATCTCTAACTGTGATGATGATGTTATATGTGTTTTTAGAGAGAAGATGCTTGATTATGGTGAGGTTATCAACGCCTTTGATGATGATACATTTAATGATGATGAATTTATAAAGGCGATCGCACTTGGAAATGATTTTGAAGAAATGCGAATCAAAATCTTGACCGCTATGGCAGAAGATAGATTAGAACAGTTGGAAAAGGATTACAGAAATGGATATATCCTCAATGATTAACCGTGAAGAAATAGACGAAACCGCCAAAGAAGAACGGGAACGGAAATTGAACGAATTTCAAGACTGGCTGATGAGTGGAATTATCGACCCACAAAGAGCTGATGAAATTATCAAGCCCTACTACAAAGATATGCCATTTTAGGTAAAGAAAATGAAAATCTATATTGATATTGAAACAATCCCTACACAAAACAAAGAACATCAAGATTTTGTGTGCGAAAACCTTAAACTGCCTGCTAATTACAAGAATGAAGAAACGATTAACAAATGGCTCGAAGAAAACAAAGAGCTTGCAGTTAATAAGACATCTCTAGACGGTGCGTTTGGCGAAGTTGTGGTGATTAGCGCAGCGATTAATGATGATGAAGTGGTTACATTTTATCGTAACGATTGGCAAGTTAAAGACCGTGAGAAAGACATTCTGACACGGCTTAATAACTGGCTAAAAGAACAAGCTAACCGATGCAAAACCGTTCCAGTCTTTATCGGACATAACGTAACGAGCTTTGACGGATTATTTTTGTGGCAACGCTACATCATCAATGGTGTGAAACCATATTACAAAATGGATAAGCGAAACACTTACGACACAATGTGGGAATGGTGTGGATATAACAGAGAATTAAAGCCTAGTCTTAATAAGTTATGCCAAGTGCTTAATATCGAACAGAAAGGAGATATTGACGGTTCTAAGGTATGGCAAGCGGTACAAGATGGCCGTATTGACGAAGTCGCAGAATATTGCGCTAAAGACGTTGAGCGCACCCGTCAAATTTACAAGCGCATGAATTTTATTAATTGACAACCAAACCGCCCTTTCGGTAAGATACTCCCACTTTCAACAGAAAGTCGGGAATTGGCGTTCCTGAATACTCAAAGGGCGGGAAGATAGCACGCCTTAAAGCGTGTTTTTTTATACCCGCAAAACAGCAAATCAACCTTTTAGAGAAATTTATCTAAAAGTTCAATGGTGGGCTGTTTAGGAGATCGAAAGATCGCCGTGATCCTTTGAGTACGGTACGCCAATCCTGAACAGTTCACCACCAACAAATTGGCGTTTGTTTGTGGTGAGTTTAAAAACTAACTCAAAGGACAAACAAAATGACAAATTCAAACCTTATTCCTGTTTTCAGCGGTTTAATCCAAAACCAACAAGTTCAACTTTGCAATGCTCGTTCACTTCACGCATTCTTAGAGAGTAAACAACAATATTCACATTGGATTAAAGACCGCATCGCCGACTACGGATTCCAACAAAACGAAGACTACCTCGTCATCACCGAACGCACTAACGGACGCCCACGCAAGGAATATCACATCACCCTTGATATGGGCAAAGAACTCGGTATGGTCGAAAGAAACGAACGAGGCAGACAAATCCGCAAATACTTTATCGAATGCGAACGTAGAGCAACCCAACCAAAACAAATCGCACTACCTGCCCCCGAAAAGAAATACACGTTTGAATTTACCGAGTACGAACTCCAACAGCTTATTTGGTTATGGTTTGCTTTCAAACGTGGTGTCGGCACTTTCCAACATATCGAAAAAGCCTTCAGAGTTTTAGGCTCAAATATGAGTGGGCAAATCTACGGACAGGCTTACGAATATCTAAGCGTGCTACGCTCAACCAATCAAATCTTAAACCGCATTACCAAAGAGTTTGAGATTGACCCAATGACAAACTGGCGAGCATTAGAACACTTGCGCCAGTTTGATCCAAAAGCCGTCAAAATCGACTTCTAAAAACACAGCAAAATCCGACCGCACTTTTCCCCAAGAAATCCGTGCGGCGGGTTTTCACACCCAAAATTCACAAAAAAGGACAAATTATGTTCAGAATCATTTTTGCGGTGGCGTTGTTATGGGCGGCACATGAACTCAATTTAAACCAAGACTGCGACGGCAGAATATGCAACGTCGCAAGCATTTCAATTACAGAAGGAAAATAAAATGAGCATTTACGCAAAGTTGGCGCAGGCGCGAGTTAAGTTACAAAAAGAAAACCTAAAGAAGACGGGTAATAATAGAAGTTTTAAATATTTTGAATTAAAGGATTTTCTTCCAAGAGTTAATGAGATCTTTGAAGAATTGAAGATGTGTGCTGTTGTTCGATATTCTTCTGAGCTTGCCACGCTGACAATATACGATTGCGAAAAGGATGAAAGCATTGAGTTTACCTCTCCAATGGTTCAAAAAGCCTTGCCATCAGGTACGGAAATTCAAAACCTTGGCGCTATTCAAACTTATCAACGTCGCTACCTATATTTGACAGCGCTTGAAATTGTTGAGGATGATTTGGTTGATAGTGTTCCGCCCGAAAAGCCTGATCAAAAAAAGCAAGAATCTCAAAAACACTACAACAAATCAATCCAGCAGAATGTGAATTCTACTCAAGATAAATCAATCTTAGACAAGTTGAAAGGTGGTTTAAAAGAGTGTGGTAATAAGAAAGAGCTTGAAGAACGCTATGCAAAACAAATGCCGTGGATTGAAGCAAATCACCCGGATTTGATTGATGAATACAATTCATTCTACGACATATGTATCAATAATTTAAAAGTATAAGGAAACAACAAAATGGCTGGAATTAATAAAGTAATCATTGTGGGCTTTTTAGGAAATGACCCAGAAATTCGCACAATGCCAAACGGTGAACAGGTCGCAAACATCACAGTGGCAACAAGTGAAAGCTGGACGAATAAAAACACTGGTGAACGCAAAGAGCAAACAGAATGGCACCGCATTGTACTCTACCGCAGATTGGCAGAGATTGCTGGTCAATATCTACACAAAGGCTCACAAGTTTACATTGAGGGGCGATTAAAAACTCGTAAATGGCAAGATAACAACGGACAAGACCGCTACACCACTGAAATTCAAGGTGATAACTTACAGATGTTAGGCGGTCGCCAAGACGAGCTGAAACAAGCGAAACCAAGCAAGGCTAAACCTGAGCCATTGAGTGCGATGGCTGAACAAGATGATGGTTTTTCAGATGGAATCCCGTTCTAGGAGTGGTGTATGAATATAACGCTGAATGAAATGAAAGAGACATATTTAAAATACTCAAATTTAAAGCTCGCAGCTAGTGAGCTTGGCATGAAGTGGCAGACTCTGTATTGGCATTTAAAGAAAAACAATATACCTGTTACTGGAGATAAGTCTAAATATGGAAGCGCCGCAGATAGATTTGCAGCAAAATCAGAAAGCGATTTCATGGATTTAGTTCCAAGTGCTAAAAATATGAACAGAAGTAAATATCAAAGCAAAATTGATTTCAAAGTAAACGACTTACTTATCGACCTTAAAGCTTCAAAGTTGGCAGCTAAAAGCAAAAAGTCAAAGTCAAAAAACTGGGCGTTTTCCATTAAAAAACAGGAGTTGATGGCTGATTTTATTGTTTGTTTTGGTTATGTAGAAAGTGATATTGAGTCGATTTTTCTCTTACCTAAAGAGGTTGTAAGATTTAAAACCACAATCTCAATACCTTACAACGCATCAAACTCTAAATATGGTGATTATTTAGTATCAAAGGATGAGTTAAGAGAATTTTTTGAAGTAACCACAGCGATAAGTAATAGTGTTGCAGCGCAAGCTAATTAGGGGTGAGCTATGGGGAAGAAAATAACCTTAACGCACTTTGATAACAAACCGATAGAGCTTGATGTGGATGATATTCATGTAGTCGGGCCAAAAGATAAGGGAGCGTATATCGTCCTTAAAACCAATAAAGTCTTTCTTGTGATGGAAAGTCAAAGCCGTATTTTAAGAATGATTGAGGCCGCCAAATAAGGCGGTTTTCTTTTAGGAGAAAGAAATGGTTAGTTATAACTTGGTGATTAATGGCGTGGTTATAAAGTTGCGTGGTAAATATGTGAAGAGGCGATAAATAATGAATAAAGAACAAGTAGAACACGAATTAGCGGAATTACACGAGAAAGAACGTAGCTTAGAAAAGGCTTTGGAGCTTGTGCGTGAGAAAATCCGTGAGTTAGTTAATTACACAGATAAGAACAAGGTATAGAAATGACAACAGAAGATATTCTGAATGATCGAAGAAATACGCACGGGGATTTCATTCAAGGCTCTGTTACGTTTAATGCGTTAATGGAGCTTATCAATAAAAATCGCAAGAATATTGATGGAGTGTAGTATTACGCTTTGACAATGATAGCTGGAAAATTAGTGAGAATTCTTAATGGCAATTCACACGAAACGGACCATTGGCAAGACATTATTGGTTACGCAACACTTGGCGGACGATTGGAATTAGCTGAAAGCCTTGATAATACAAGTGAGCCACTGGTTGATATTTTGCCAGTGGTTAATCTTGGTAAGCAGTAAATCAATATTTAACAAATCCAATAGGCGTTCCAATCGAACGCCTTTTGTTTTAATGGAGAAAGAAAATGAAAGAATTTAATTTAGATGCAGCTTTAAATGGTGAGCCTGTAATGCTAAGAAACGGGCAGAAAGCAATAATTTACTATTGCGTCCATGATAATTTTAAATTCAATGAAAAAACACCTGACGCATTCCCATTAAAAGGAATGGTATTTGATAAAGAAGGCTATTTAGATGATTCATCAGCCACTTGGAGCCGCAGTGGTCGCTTTAGTTATTCCGAAGATGAATGGGATATTGTAGGTATGTGGAAAGAACCAAAGAAACAGATTAGCATTGAGGATTTACCTAAGCCGTTTAAGCCGAAAGATGGTGAATCGTATTACTATATTTGCGGTAGATTTGTTAATTGTATTTATAACTACACAGAAGTTAGTCCTTTTGATAGAGTCGCAGCCCAAAATGGACAATGTTTCCGCACAGAAAAAGATGCTCAAAAATGGCTTGATTTCATGAAAGGTATGTTGGAGTGAATATATGACAGCACCATCTTTAGCCTATCAAGATGCAATGAATGGCATTGCTATTTTATATGACGCATTATCCAATGCGGAAAACGAGTTAGATAAATTAAAAAATCCATGGATTAAATGTTCGGAGCGTATGCCTGAATTAGATGACGATGGTCGTAGTGAAATTGTGCTAGTTGCTGGTAGAAATGGAAGTATTCATCTAAATTTTTTAATAGATGATAAATGGTTCCATGCTATGGAAGTAACCCACTGGATGCCACTTCCACAACCACCGGAAGATTTATAATTGACGAGATTATTTAATCCTTATGCTATCATATTCAAAAAAATTAAGGTGATGAATATGGAAAAAGCAGAAATCAAAACTAACTTCACTCCGTTTGCTGTAATGCCGCTTGCACTTGTTTGTGAGGCAACAAAGCTTAGCGAAGATGAGCTTTATAATCTCGTTCGTGATGGCAAATTTCCAAAGCCTATATATCCTCAACCGCACATTCTTAGATGGAGTGGCGATGAAGTGAGGGAATGGATAGAACAAAACAAACGGAATGATGAATAATTAATAACCGCTCTTATGGGCGGTTTTTTATTGGAGTAAATATGACTAAACAAGAAATAATCAAAAGATTTGAAAGTTTTGGCTTTAAACTTGGATTAGATCAAGGGCTTGTGTTCGGTTTTATAAAAAGGAACACTACATCTATGTGCAGTATGATTGGGGAAAATATAACAATATCCTTATCATTTAACTTAAAACAAGACAAGGATAGAGCGGTTAAACTTATGACTCAATTATTCCCAACTGCAACATATATTGAGCAAAATGAGCTACTACACGCATGCTATTTTAGTATTCGACGAATCAATTAACTGCTCTTATGGGCGGTTTTTTTATTGGAGCTTTTATGGATAAAATACAACTATCAGATAAAGCAGAAAAAGAGATTGTGAACGCTGCTAAGATGGCAGCCTTTGCGTCTTATACAGAGAATAGTCAGAACTTGATGACTATCGAAGAGATTGCTCTGTATATTAACAAGTCATATACTTATACAGTGAAATTCATCGTCACCAAAGGCGATTTCCCGCAATCTAGATACTTTTCAGACGAGAGCGAGCGACCTCGATATGTTGCCGGTGAAGTGGTGAAATGGACAAAAAGACACGCTAAACGTTCATAACGACTACGCCAAAATTACGCCAAATTATACCTATCTATTTGTTATTCCTATCAAACAAGGTGCAAGCTAGTCGCACCACCTATCAAAGCCAGTAAATTTCTACTGGCTTTTTTCTTTCCTAAAATTTACATCAAAAACAATAACTTATCAATCACTTATCCAATTCATCATTAAAATTTCAAACCTTGAATATTGCCAACTTTTAGTTATTTTTATATATTTTTAGTCATTGATTACGCCAAAATTACGCAAAATTTTGTGCGATTACGCCAATTAAAAAGTGTGAGGTGAGATATGGCTACAATGCGAAAACGTGGCGATAAATGGCGAGTGGAGATTTATAAAAACGGGATAAGAAAATCTAAAACTTGTAAAACAAAGGCGGAAGCCACTCAATGGGCTTTAGAAGAAGAAAAGAAATTAGAGCTACAAGAACAAGGATTACAGCCAGAAACCGTCTTAGCGGACGTTGTAGAGCGTTATTTGAAAGAAATTACGCCAACTAAGCGAGGAATACGCCACGAAACTTTGAGATTAAATAAATTTGCCAGACATCCTATTTGTAACAAATTTATCGGCGATGTTACTCGCAAGGATTTTGAGCAATGGATAGCAGAAAGAGAAAAAGAAGTTAGCGGTGAGAGCATTAGACGGGAATTATCCACCATCAGAAATATTTTTAATGTTGCTGTTGAGCGTTGGAATTATATCGAAAAAAATCCAATGATAGGCTTAGTTTTACCAAAAGGAAGTGAGCCAAGAACTCAACGCTATTCAAATGATGAGATAGAAAGAATTTTATTTGTTAGCGGTTATAACAATACACTCAAGACGATTAGAGCAAGAAGTGGTGCGGCTATGCTATTTGCGATTGAAACCGCAATGCGAGCAGGTGAGATTTGCGGATTGACTTGGGATAACGTTAATCTAGAGAAAAGAACCGCTTATTTGCCAATGACAAAAAATGGCACTTCTAGAACTGTTCCATTGACAAGAAACGCTGTGGATATTCTTGAGAGATTGAAAAAAGAGGTTGGAAATGCTGGATTATGTTTTCAGCTAGATACAAGGTCACTCGATGCAGCTTTTAGAAAGATTAAAAAAATGGCAATGTGCGACCATTTACGTTTCCATGATACTAGACGTGAGGCTTTAACAAGATTGGCGAAAAAAGTAGATGTAATGACTTTAGCTAAAATATCGGGACATAAAGACATCAGAATACTCCAAAATGTCTATTACGCCCCGAATATGGAAGAAGTCGCTGAACTTCTAGATTAAGGCAGGGTTTCTGGGTATGGTTCGGGTGTTATCCAGTTGATAACTGGCAACCTCATCCAAGTAAGATCTTGCGTTGGTACGCTGTCTTTAAACCTTAACTCGATATAGCTTGAGTCTCCTATACTGCCAACATACACCATGCCAAGATTATCCCCCTCATCGCTATAAAAAGGAAGCATGAAAGGCACAGCGGAACGAAATCCCATAGGTATTCTGAAGCGAGGTAAAATATCCATTCGTTTGGCATGGTTCTTCCGAACGAATCCTTTTGCTCCACTTCCGTAAAAAGAAATAGAACCCCATGAGCCACCAGTAAAAGTACATTCCACTGTGTTATTAACTCGTCTTAGAGATATATATCCTTCCTTAATATTTACGGCGTTTTTTGTCATCCGTCTATCGCCAGTGTCAGCAGAGATAACAACCCATTTGTTGTTTTGCTTCAGCCATAAATAAGCTCCGACTCCAGCACCATTTGTTGAGCTATAGAAAGTTCCATTTTGCTCCCTTCCTGTAATCTTGCCATCTGTTGTTTCGGGTTTGTCCGGTCGTCCATTTCCAGTGATTATCATTGAATCGCTAGATTGGCTACCACTTCCACCACCCTCTGGAATTTTCTTTTCGATTCGCTTAATTTCAGAACCAATGAATTCAGCGAAATCTGATACGTTCGCTTGAAATGTCATTATTTATTGTAACCTCTGTTATAAGCTTCTTTTAAATTCACACCGTCTAGAGTTGTGAATTTCTGATTAAGCGTAGTTAATGCTTCGTTTACCTGTGAGATTTTTTGAATGAGTTTATTCAATCCATCTTCACCTGTTTTCATGCCATTTAACGCATCAGCTAATTCCTTAATAGTGTCTAATTCAGCCGCTACATTGCCGCCTAAAATCTCGCTTTTCGCTTCTGTCTTAGCTTGGTTAAATAACTCAAGGATTTTCTTAGCGGATAAGGTTGAGGTTTCGTTAGTTGCGCTGTCATTAATGCCTGCCGCACTACCTGATAGGCTTCTTACGGATTGAAATAATTCATTGATTGCACCAACAAGATTTGTTTTTTCTGTCGCGCTTAAAGTTGTTAGGTTGCCGATAAGTTTAGTGATTTCCTTATCTTTCTCACCTACGAATTCGGCAAATGCTGTGAGGGTTTGGTGAAATTCTTTGGCTGCCATTCTATAAAGCTCCTATTTTATAAAAAGTAATTAATTCTTCGAGGGTTGGGATTTTTTCCTTTCTCTCTCCAATCTCTTTGATTAAACGCACCTTAACTTTAATATTCGGTTTTGAGCGCTTAACTAATCTGATGATCATCTCGCCTCCGTTATGTCATGAATAAGCGTAAATTCACCACCAGCGAGCGTTCTCACTAATCCTTGCGGACTGGTGCATTGCAAATCCCAGCTTGCAGTTTCCCATTTTGCACCTAGCGTTTTATCGTGTGACAATGTTACCGTTACTAGATTTTCGCTTACAGTAATCTCACCCGTTTCGGTTGATAACTTGATAATCTCGCCTTTCTTCGGCTCAATCCACATATCAAACTTACTCCCAGTTAAATCACTCTTCTGCTCGTCATCTTCTAGGATTTCAAAAGTCCATCCGTCATCATCACCGCGTACTGTTTCTAGCTCAATGTTTTCCATTTTTGCTCCAATAAAAAACCGCACGATGATTTCTCAAAGTGCGGTTGGTTTAGTTTAATGTTGACTAGATTACGATTTGACCGTTTTCTTTTAGATAAGCATAAATTCGAGCTAATTCAATCTGCTCTGTTGTTTTGCCAATATCGTCTTTGGTTAATGGTTTACTCATCAGCTCTTTAGCTGCTACTGCGTCAATCCACTTATAATCAGAGATGATTGGCGTGAAGTTAGTCACAGAACCGTCACTATCTTCGCCAGTGCCTAATACATATTTAGCATTGATTGAGCCATCTTCTTGTTTGGAGTATGCAGCGATTGCTGAATACATTGGATTTAAGATTTTATTAAAAGTTGTCATTTTAACTCCTATTGATATATTGTTCTTGTGTCAGATACTGCGTAAGCTGTCACGCAGATTTTTGTGTTGCCACCACCAAATCCAAAAACCTCTGGTGGATGGTGTCCTTGGGATGTCTTAGAATAATAGTATTGCTTCCGTTCGTTAGCATTGACGATAAAGCTAATATCTGAATTAACGATGAATACAATGCGTTTGACTGGCGATGGATTAATGTGAATTGTGGCTGAGTATAAGTTGACTCTACTATTATCCGAACCTGTGCCACCTACATTAACGTTTGCCACAAACACCTCACACAAATTACCACCAATCAACTGATTAACCTCAAGCACTCCTGTGAATTTACCAGTTACCCCCTCTAATCTCGCTCCTCGTATCGTACCACCCTCAATCACGGAGCCTTTAACAGAACCACCGTTTACGGTTGTACCGCTGATTGTTGTACCCGTGATTGTACCGCCAGAGATGTTATTACCATTGATATTATTACCATTAATGGTCGCCCCTGTGATTGTGCCACCAGAGATATTATTACCATTGATATTGTTACCATTGATATTATTGCCATTAATGTTATTACCGTTGATATTTGTACCCGTGATTGAGCCTGCTGTAATTCGACCAATGTCCGAACTAATAGCAGACAGGCTGTTCACATTTAGCTTATCAGAGGTTAATGACCGTGTGGCGATATGGTCAGCTCCAATACTACCAACTGCAATATGCTTAGCCGCTACCGCACCAGTTGCAATCTTGTTTGAGGTAATACTATCAGCAGCCATTTGTTGAGCAGTGATTGAATTGGTTACAATCGAACCGCCGTGAATAGCGGTGACACCAGCATTTTGCCACGGGCTAGGTTGGGTTGCGTATTGAGTACACTCTTCTAGCATTGCTCTCATTAAAAGCATACGTTGAAGTCCAGCGCCACGACTGGAAATTTGCAGTCTTACATATCCACTTTCTGGCGCGGTGAACTTTGAGTAATATCTAGGCATATTAATAAAGCCGTGATACCCATCATCTCTATCACCACTACTAGATATCATTCCATTGGTAGTTGGTAGTTCGGCAGAATTCACACCTGGACTACTTTGTGCGTATATAGGATGCTCAATTCTTCCCTCGTGGATAGTGCCGAAAAATGAGAATATATAGTTTTTATTCGGGATTAGCTTGACATCTTGAGCGATACTTACAGCCCAGGCATTATCACCTACACCATCATTCAGCCAGTTTATACAGCGGTCAGTGTTAGGGTCTATCCCACTGAAATAATCATTTGCAAAACCGCTATTTTCGTGGTCTAGCCTAAATGTACCGGTAGAAAAATCCCCGCTTAATGTTTGAACATCTTTCCACCCAAACGGTTTCCCGTTGTTATCTGGGAAAAATACAGGGTTGTAGAGCAAGTTTCCGCCAAGTCCAATCGCTAACTTATCGGCAGTAATCTGACCTGCCGCCATGTGTTCAGCTCGCACCGCTCCAGCTTGTAACGCACCAGCTCCGATTGTGTTCGCCCCAATTTGGTCAGCTTGCAAAGTGCCGACTAATTGAGTTGTCTTAATGCGAACTCCGCTTGCATCAATGCCATTCTCAAGGTATTTACTGCCGTTCCACGTGTAAAGTTTACCGTCTGCGGTGTTATAAACTTGTTTATGGCCTTGATATTCATCGACATTCAAGCCATTGACCGTTTTAATTAAGTCAAGGTTGCGAGCTGGTAATGCGGTGTCGATTATCTCGGTTACGATATTCTGAGAGAGTTTTTTGTTTAAAATCTCTAACTCTGCATCAATATCAACTGAGCTTTCGCCACGAGTACCGGTCATCTGATTAAATGGACCAACGTTCACACCTCTAGTATGTCTTAACCAATAGTATCTAACCTGATTAGCTCCGACTTCGTGCGTGTAAACTCTAGAATTTACTTTAGTTAATAATCTTGCGGTTTTAATATCGTCAGTGTCATTAACAAAGATTTCCGTTGCGGTTGCATCATTTAACCAATCCCACTCGATTGTGATATTACCTAGTCCGCCAGTAACTTTTACACCTGTCGGTGCTGGAGGTTTATCAATAACAAAGGTTTGCGTTCTTTCGCTTAATAACTCACCTCTCTCACTCTTAACTTGAATGACAATGGTGTATTCGCCATTCTCAAAATCATCAAAGCTAACATTGGGTGATGATTGCCCTAAACGAACATCATACAAAGCACCGTCTTTGTAGATTTTGATGTCATATTTGACTAATCCGCTCCCACCTGTAATCTCGGTCGAGAAACTAACGCTGCCGTCTTGATTAACATTAACGTTAATGTTACTGATTTGCGGAACACTTAAAATTGAGGTTGCTCTAGGCTCAAACTTCGCACCGTTATCAACAATCGCCTCTTTCTGTGGTTCGTGCTGCAAGGCTGTAATGGTGTATTTGCCTTTTTCTTCCTCTTTAACGGTTAAAGCCTTAAATAGCTGACTTGTAACCTGTTGAGTAGATAGCGACCATACGCCATAAGCTTCCAATCCAGTAGGAGTTTGGTCTAAAGTAACTTCAGCGCCTTTCGCAGAGATAATCTTGATGTCTTGATGTCTCGCGTTTTGGTTAATGTAGCTAAAGTAACTATTGCCATTGACGGAAATTTCTCTGTCGAGAGTAACTTTTTTGCCATTAATTGCTAAAACTCGACCACCAATGTTTGTGCCAGCGTAGTACGTATCAGCAATCTTAATAATGTCACCTGGTACGTGCATTAACCCCTCTGTGCCAACAGTAAAGGTGACAGTTTTAGTCTCGAGTTTCTCCGTCTGCAATAACCACAATCCAGTGCGGTGTGCTTGACCTCTAGAAGTACACCCAAAGGCGGTGATTTTCTTAACGTTTAATCCATTCTTACGAATTGCTTCATCGTCAGAAACATACTCAATCGTTCTCTCGTAAGAATTATTTTTATCCACATATTCAACTTGGATTGCGTTGTGTCGAGCTTTCTTAGCTGAAAATGTGTAATTAAACTCACCGCCCTCAACGTTTGCGTTTGTGTAAGTCCAAACTGGGTCATAAGGTCGATCCATTACAACAGTTAATTGCTGACCATTCCACACTGGCATCGCTCGGAAGATTGAACAGATGTCATTAATCACATCATAAGCAGAGCGTTGTTCTGTTAGCCAAGCATTACAGGTGAATCTAGGCTCTTTTCCACCGAAACCATCTGGCACTAATTGGTCGCAATATTGAGCGACTTGATACAGTGTCCATTTATCAGCTCCGAACTCTCCTAGTCTATTACCCAATCCGTAACGTTTGTTTGTAACAATGTCAAACAACACCCAGGCAGGATTATCCGTCCAATCTATCTTGAACGTACCGTCCCAAACGCCTGAATACTGTCTTGTTCTAGGATTGTAGTTGCTAGGGATTTTGACCTTAATCCCCATAATGTCATAGGTTCGAGTTGGTAGGTTGCTGAAATACTCAGAGTCAAATTTAACCCCAACTAATGCAGTGTTAGGATATGTAAAGACTGTATCAATAACCTCTGTATAACTCGACCATAACGTATTATTTTGGAGTTTTTGAGAGCTGCTATCTTCGGTTAATCGCTCAACCTTAATAGTAAATGGAACAGGCGGTAAATCCCCAAATGTATGTTGTTGGAGGTATTGAGAGCTATATTTACCAACAATGGTTACTGGGTAAGACTTGCTTCCAATGGTAATAACTAGATTAACTTGTGAGCCGTTAATATCACCGTTGTCCTCCATTTTGGACAGAGCTTGGACTCCAATAGTGAATCTCAATCTAGAGACTTTACTGTCTGTAATAGTCCTTGTTATAGGTAAGTTTCTGCGCACCTGTGCTGATACGGACACCTCTTTTTCCGATGCGCTGAATCCATTAAGCACTTCCTGGACCTGTCCACCAATTCGACCTTGCAGTAAAACATTTTTGAAATTGAATGAACCGTTTTTGTTTTGAACCGGTGTATTATCCAAGTAAACAGACTTCATGCCGTCAGCTA